AAAACTTTATTGTTTATGACGCAAGCACACAGGGTATTAATGCAGCTCAATCTGCATGCGTGGTTTATGTGGGTGATGCATCAGGTACTTCAGCTACATGGAGCGAGTTAAAGGTTATGACTGCTGACCGAAGCGTAGTTACCTTCAGTCATTTCCCTACAGGAACATTCTTACCTGTTCAAGTCCTTCGAGTCTTTTCTACAGGCACCACTGCTACTAACCTTATTGCGCTATGGTAAATGCAATCTCAATCAGTATAGGGATATGAATTGGACTACTACCTCTACCGTAAACGCACAGATTTATTATTCGTTAAAGACGAGGGTTTAAACCCTCGTTTTTCTTTCCCCATATTCTGTATATTTGAAGCATGGCTCGAATCAGTACATATCCACTTGACACAGCAATTGTGGGGACGGATAAATGGATAGGTAGCGACTCTCAGCAATTATTTGCCACCAAAAATTTTACCGCTGACGCGGTAGCTGAGTTTATTAACGGCTATAATAAAATTGAGAGTACCTCTCTTCAATACCTATACTTAGACTATGACCCTACTGTGGGGTATCAAGAAGGAACTATTTCTTTTTTTGGAACCCAAGGAAGCGATGTGTTGTTTAGTAATGTCACTACTTTTATGATTAGTAAGTTTCAGTTAAACAGATATACTGATTCGCTAGTCAACTTCTATTCTTCTCCCCTTATTGGCTCTGTTGTATTTATATGTCAGGCAGATAAAATTTCTAATTGGGGAGCTTTTAAATGGAACCAAGTAGCTCAGAACCCTACCTTCCCTGAGATGTATGATATATCTCTTCAGTATGTATCAGGACCCGGAAGCTTCATCGACGAAAAGAGATACCTGCTGAGCATCTTGACATATGACGTGTCGGCATCTAATGATAAAAACTTTGTCTTTACTCAGAGCACTCCCTCTAATAGTTGGGTAGTAACTCATAACCTCAATAAATATGTTGCTGTATCCGTAGTTGATAGCAACGATGTTGAGGTTTATTGCTCTGTAGACTACGATTCTTTAAATACCGTAACTTTGACTTTTAGCACTCCCTTTTCGGGGAAGGCTTTCTTTAATTAAACCCCCCCCGTAAAAATGGCTATTAAATTTTTAGATTCGATTACGCTCGAAACCAACGAGATACAGAATGTAGCAGTAGAGAATCTTTCTAACGACCCCACTGCAGCAGCAGATAAATACAGTGGACGTATTATTTTCAATACCACAACTGAGACCCTTAAGTACTATGACGGTGCTGCTTGGATAAACCTTGATGGAACAGGTAACGTAGACAGCGTTGGCACCGGAAACGGTTTGGAAAACTCAGGCAGCGCATCAGCCGTTGTCATTGAGCCGGACTATACCACATCAAATAACATCGTTCTTTCAGCAGGAGGCTCAGGTTCGCTCGTTGCGGCCTCTAAGGTTCTTGTTAGTGTAGGCAACACTGTTGGGTCTTATACCCTTACTCAGCTTGGGGCTGTTATTAACCCATTGGGTGTTAGTAGCTTTACCAACGTAAACGGCACCTTTATCTCGGCAAGTACTGTGAACTCGGCTGCTACCGGAGCAGTTACGATGGGAACTATCGACCTGTCAGCGGGAGGTACTCCGGGTGCTACAACTTTTTTAAGAGGTGATAATGTTTGGGCAACCCCTGCAGGTTCATATACAAGTTGGGAATTACAAGGTGATAGCGGTACCGCTCAAGATATTATAGATGGAGGTGAGGTACAATTCGTAGGTGGAACGGCTATTACTACTGCAGTTGCTAGTGGTACTCCCGATACCCTTACGATTACTCACGATGATTTTGGTACTGCAGGTACTTATGCATATCCAAGCGCAATCGTCACAAACGCTCAAGGTCACGTTACTTCTGTAACAGCAGGTTCTGCGCCTGTGGATACTACGTACACTCTACCTGTTACTGCTGCAGCCTCTAACGCAGTAACTGCCTCGCTTACTGATAGTAATTCCTCTGTAACTTCAACTTTATCCTTTGCCGGGGTAGCCAATGAAACTACTGTTACATCAACTGTCGGAAACAATGAGCTTATCACCATTGGCCTTCCTGATGATGTAACTATTGGAAACGACCTTACTGTTGCAAACGACGCAAGTGTTGCGGGTGACCTAACAGGTGTTACAGGTACGTTCACGGGATTAGTAAGCGGTATCACGCCTACAGCCAATGCTAACTTTGCTACCAAGGAATACGTCGATGGTCTTGTTGTCGGTGGCCTGAATTTCAAAGGTGCTTATAACGCAGATACTAATAGCCCCGCTCTTGAAGGTGCAGCCAACATAGCATCTACAAAGGGTGACACTTATGTAGTTGACACTGACGGTACGTTTATTGGTGAGCAAGTACGAGCAGGTGATGTTATCATCGTCAACGAAGACATTGCAGCAAATAGTAACCCGGCTCTTTCTAAGTTTACTATTGTTCAGGCTAACGTTGACTTAGCTACTAATACTACAGTAGGACTTTCCAAGTTCACTACAGCGAATGGCTTTAAAGGTGGTATGGATGCAGGAGAACCTGCTCTGCCTCAGCACGTTGAGTCTGTAGGAAATGGTTCCGCTACTTCTTACGTGGTTACACACGGCTTAGGCACTCGCGATGTTAGCGTCGAGGTGTATGACAACAGTACTTACGAAACAGTGCAGTGTAAGGTCGTCCGAACTAGTACAACCGCAGTTACGGTAAGCACAGCCAATGCTGCGTCTTCAAATGGATTGCGTGTATTGGTGCGAGCATTCTTGACTACATAATTAAAAAGGGTGGGGGTTTAAACCCCCACCCTTTTATTAAACGCTCTCTATGTCAGCTATTAAATTTCTTGAGAATGTTTCTTTCGATGATGACATCGAGATTCAACTTGGTGAACCTACTTCTCCGGAGGGAATTATAAAAGGAAACTCTTCGGGACTTAGTTTATCGACTCCCGTAACAAATACCATGCTTAAGCTAGAGTGTAACTCTACAAGCGGTTTCATAGCATTTGCTTACGGAAGTACTAACTACTTCTTCTTTATGAATAGCATCACGGGTCAAACCGAGATTCGCCATTCTAACGTTAAAGTTTTTGAGACTTTAAGCGGAGGAGTAAAGGTTACAGGTAGTTTAGAAGTTACAGGTTCTTTTAAAGACAGCTCAGGAGACACAGGAACAAGCGGTCAAGTTCTTTCGAGTACAGGTAGCGGGACGAATTGGATTGACGCAGGAACAGGGGGGACACCTGCGGGGAGTAATCAGGAAATTCAGTTTAATAACTCAGGTTCGTTTGGAGCTGATTCTAATTTTCGGTGGGATGGAACCAATTTAAACATAGGCTCATCTCAGGCTCCGGAAGCTACACTAGGTGTGTCGGGTAGTATTACTAGTTTATCAGCCCCTGTTTCAGCAACTAGAATGTACTTGACCGTCAATTCTACAAATGGGATTTTGGGTGCGACTTACGGTAACAACTTCTTCTTTACTTGTAACGCTTCTACCTCCACAGTGGAGCTAAGATTTAATAACAGTAAAGTTTTTGAGACTGTTTCAGGAGGCACTAAAGTTACAGGCAGCTTACAGGTTACAGGTACTTTTAAAGACAGTTCAGGGGATACGGGGACAAGCGGTCAAGTGCTTTCAAGCACAGGAAGTGGAACTAATTGGATTGCAGCGGGAGGTGGAGGAACGCCTGCGGGTAGTAACACTCAAATTCAATTTAATGACTCAGGGTCCTTTGGAGCTGATTCTAACTTGACTTGGGACGGAACCGATTTAGATATAGATGGAAATATAATAGGGGGGAGCACAAGCGTCCTTCATATGCGTCAGATAAAGGTAGATGAACAACTCGCATCTTCTTCTGCAGGAGCTTTTGGGAAAGGCTCTCGTTTGTTTAGTTTTGGAAGTCAGTCCCTTGGCTCAGGAAGGGTATACGCCCTTACTTCAAGTGGTTGGTCGCAATCAGATGCTTCGGCTATTAACTTATTATCTACAGGTTTTTTGGGTGTAGCTACAAGCACCGCTTCGGGTGCGGGGTTAGTTGTGGAAGGAGTTGTATATGTAAATACTGACCCCGGAGGTAACATTGGAGATGTAATCTATCTAGATACAGCTGCGGGAAATTTAACTAATGATGTAAGTGGGTTTGCTGAAGACGAGGTCGTTAGAATTGTGGGATATAAAGTTGGAACCAATAAAGTGTATTTCAATCCATCTAAGACTTGGATTGAAGTTAGTGGGTAAGGCTGATGTAATTTAATTTAAGTCATGGCAGAAATAAATGGAGTTCCGACATCGGACATAAATGGGGTTAATGGGTTCTTTACCACTCAGGGTGGTGGGGTGGCCTCCACAACACCTACTATATCTGTAGAAGGTGGAACTTTTGGTTCAATCGCCATTACGGTAACTAACGCGAGTTCCTACACCAACCCTAATTATTCGGTAGAAGCTAAAGTGGGAAGTACGGTCACTGTATTAGATAGTTCTGTTACTAGGGAATTGGATTCATCGAGTAACCACATTGGGAGTTTATTGACTTTTGTGGATTCAAACTCTTCTACCTCACAAAGAACAGTTAGTGTTAAGGCTCAAGAATTTGGAGATTTTGTTCAAAGTGCAGCTGCTACCGGAACCTACACACCCTCCAATGTTGAAAGCAGATATCTTAGAATTCGAGGTGTTACCTCAACGGGCGCAAACACCTCTGCTCGCCTAGCTATAGAAGACCTTAGATTTTGGACAGGAGCCGGAGGAACCGGAACAAAATACCCTACCACTAACCTCACATCAAACACAAGCGAAACGGGTATTTACGTGAGTGCGGGTCACTCCTATAGTCAGACTTATGCACCGTATAAAGCATGCGACAGCTCAGGAAGTAGTATGTGGTGGGCTTTAGGCACGAATGCAGCAAATAATTGGTGGCAGATTGAATGGGAGTCGGGAACATATCCTAATAAACCTATTATAAAGAGTATGGTTATTAGGTTTGACGGAATGACTGATGCTTCTTTTTTTAGTTTAAAGGGTAGTAACACAGGGGCATTTGCGGGGGAAGAAACAGATTATGGTATTTTTTCAATATTAGAGAATACGACTCAAACATTTGGATGATGCGGTATACACAACAACAAGTCGATGATGTTATTGCGGTTACGGGTGCGGAGTTATTTATTAACCACGTACTCGGAAAATATTCAGAAGCGGTTTCTACGGGTATGCAATTAAGTCATGATGAGGACGGGTTAACGCCTAGGGACATAGAAACGATACAAAGTTTAATGTGATGAATTACGAATTGATTAGTGTAGCGGTGGGTGCAGTTGGTGGGATAATCGGAACTTACGTGAAGATGGAAAACGAACTCACCAAAGTAAAAAGCAGATTGCATTCTTTAGAAAAGCAAGAAACACGAGTTCAGCAAAGCTTAGATGTTTTGCTTGATGGTGTGAATGAAATAAAGCTTTTGCTTGCCAAGAAAGGAATTCAATGAGGGATTTAAACCGTATCATATTACACTGTGCTGCTACCCCTGAAGGTAGAGAGGTGAGTGTGGACACTATTCGTAAGTGGCATACAGACCCTCCCCCTCAGGGTAATGGATGGTCAGATATTGGATACCACTATGTAATTCATATTGACGGCTTAACAGAGATTGGTCGCCCTGTTTCTATTCAAGGTGCTCATGTATCAGGAGAAAACGAAGACTCTATTGGAGTCTGTTATGTTGGGGGAGTGGATAAGGATTTAAATCCTGAAGACACCATGACCGTTGAGCAAGAGATATCGTTTGTTGAACTAGTTAAAAGTTTACGACTTACATTTGGTTACTTAAGTGTTCATGGACACAACGAATATTCATCTAAAGCTTGTCCTTCTTTTTCAGTAGAAAAGAAGTTCGGCTTTCTAAACAAATAAGTTATGGAGTTTATAACACAAAATTGGGCAGAACTCGCCCTCGCCTTAATTACTGCCGCAGGAACAATTACTGCTTTGACTGAAACAGAGAAAGACGACAAAGTCGTTAATGTTCTGAAGCGAATCTTACAAGCTGTAGTTCTAGGTAAAAACCGTAGGAAGTAAATTTGTATCTTTGTCTTAATTCTAATCTAATCTAATTTACAATGGCTAAAAAAATCAAGCCTACCAAGCTCACTTCTGAAGAACTTCAGAGTTTGCGAACGTCTCTTCAGGAAATCAACCAATTTAAAATTTCCCTTGCAGACCTTGAAATTCAAAAATCCGAGACTCTTCTTTCGTTAAAGGATTTAAAAGATAAATTCTCTGAGGTAGAAAACTCTATAACTAAAAAGTATGGAGACGACATTACCTTGAATATTGAAACGGGAGAAATTAAACCTAAAGAAAATGGCTAAGATTAGTACATACCCTATTGATTCGTCCGTCAGCCTTGCTGATTATGTGATTGGAACTGATGCTGAGGATAGCAACATTACCAAAAACTATACTATTGGTAGCATTTTTGCTCTGAGTTCCGGTCATCTCAATGGGTATTCTACTACTCGTACTACCACTGTACTCGCAGGTAGTCCTGTAATTCTTGCTAATGTTTACACTCAGGGGTCAGCTTCTAATTGGACGGCAGCAAATAATCGTTTAACTTATTCTGATTCGGGAACTCCTGCTACTACCAACCTCTTCCTTATTACTGTTGTAGTCTCTACGGAGCCTGTCGCGGGTTCTCCTGCCATCAATTTTATTCTTTATAAGAATGGAGTTGCTTTGGCTGATACCGAGCAGACTATTTCGGCAACAGATTATAAATCCACTACTATTCAGACTATTCAGACTGCCACAACAGCTGATTACTTTGAAGTGTTCTTAAGCTCTAATACTTCCTTTAGTGTGATAGTGGGCAATGTTAACGCAACCGTTGTTGCAGTTCGATAAATGAAAAGTGACATCCGTAAGATATCAGTAGGCCCTGATGCTAAAAGCGGAGCACTTCATTATTTAGTGGGGCAAGAGGTATTGGGTGGTAGTTATCGCATACATCATATCCGTCAGGAGGATGATGGGTCTATATTTATTTGGATTCAGCGAGAAGATGAAATCTTTTTGTGGAAACAATTTAGAGATACAATGCCTATAGCCATTGAATACAATCTTGAATTTTAATGCAATCACCAACTTGTTTTATAGCTACACCCTTCGGAAATAAACGTTACGACAACACCAAGGTTATGGGTGAGGTTGAAATTGTTACAAGTACCTCCGAAGAAAACCATAAAGCCTCTAACCGCTTAGCCGTAGTTCAGTCAGTTCCCTTAGAATACAATGGGCCAATTGAAAAAGGAGATATCCTTTTGGTTCATCACAATGTATTTAAGTTTTATAATGACATCTCAGGAAAAAGAAAAAGTGGGAAGAGCCATTTATGGGAAGAGCTTTTTTTGATAGACAATGAGCAGTTCTTTATGTATAAGAAGGATGGAGCTTGGCATGCCCATGATAGATATTGCTTTGTAAAGCCTGTGCCACCGGATAACTCCTACATATTTAAGCCTTCTTCCGAAGAGCCTCTTATGGGGATAATGAAGTATCCCAATCAATATTTAATTGATAACGGAATTAACGAGGGGGATGTAGTTTCCTTCACTCCTGAATCAGAGTATGAGTTTTTGGTGGACGATGAAAAACTTTATAGGGTTTATGACCACCAAATTGCTTTTTCCCTATGAACTCTAAATCATTAAAAGAGCAAGTAATTGCTGCAGGTTACAGGGCGGTTGAACAACTTGTTAAAGTTGCAAAAGAGGATATTATTAAGCCTGACCCTGAAGATGAATTAGCTGCAGACCGTTTAAAAAATGCAGCGGCCACTAAGAAACTATGCATCTTTGATGCGTTTGATATCCTTAATAAGATAGAAACAGAGCAAGAAGAGCTTAACTTGCTTACCGGAGACTCAAGTAGAACCGATAGCAAGCAGGGATTTGCAGAACAACGAGCTAAAAAATAAGCTGTACACCAAGCATAAGGATTTTATTCCTAGGGCTGTTGTTGCGAATAAAAACAGGGCCAAGACTTGGCATTACGGATACAACGAAAAATATGGAGTTGTTGTAATATCCAAGACAGGTCAGATTGGTGACATCATAAATGTATCGGGTTTAGACATTGCGTTGCCTCCAACACCTAAGGGGCTGTCTCCTGAGCCGGACTATTGGATTCGTCACGAACTCCCTAAGTCTTTGCATAGGATACAATCTATTTTTCAGTGGAATGACATGCCTTCTTCATTTAAGAATGAATGGATAGATTACATTGAAACACAGTTTGATTCTAGAGAAAATGGACATTGGTTCATAAACAAAGGAGTTCCTACTTATATAACAGGTGCTCATTACATGTACCTGCAGTGGGCATCTATTGATGTAGGATATCCTGATTTTAGAGAAGCCAATAGGATTTTTTATATTTTTTGGGAGGCATGCAAGGCTGACGACAGATGCTTTGGAATGTCTTATTTAAAAATAAGACGCTCCGGATTCTCTTATATGGGTTCATCAGAATGTGTAAATACAGGTACACTCGCAAAGGACTCAAGGGTTGGGATACTTTCTAAGACAGGTTCTGACGCAAAGAAGATGTTTACGGATAAGGTAGTTCCTATAGCTAACAGGCTGCCGTTCTTCTACAAGCCTATTCAGGATGGTATGGATAAGCCTAAAACAGAACTAGCTTTTAGAATCCCTGCATCTAAGATTACAAAAAAGAATATGCATGAGGTGGCTGCTCAAGACCTAGACGGTCTCGACACTACTATCGATTGGAAGAATACGGACGACAACTCATATGACGGTGAAAAGCTTTTACTTCTTGTTCATGATGAGAGTGGTAAGTGGGTAAAGCCCAACAACATCTTAAACAATTGGAGGGTAACCAAGACTTGTCTAAGATTGGGTAGCCGTATTATAGGCAAGTGCCTTATGGGTTCTACCTCCAATGCTCTAAGCAAGGGTGGTAGCAACTTTAAAAAACTTTATGAAGATTCAAATTTAGAAAGTAGAAATGCAAACGGGCAAACTAAGAGCGGTATGTATTCTTTGTTTATTCCTATGGAATACAACATGGAAGGGTTTATTGACCGGTACGGGCATCCTGTATTAAAAGCTCCTAAAAAAGAAGTAAGAGGTATTGACGATAGACCTATTCGGAATGGAGCGATTGATTATTGGGAAGCTGAGGTAGAGTCATTGAAAAATGACCCCGATGCTCTTAACGAATTTTATAGGCAGTTTCCTAGAACTGAATCTCATGCGTTCAGAGATGAAAGTAAATCTTCGTTGTTTAACCTTACAAAGATTTATCAGCAGTTAGATTATTCAGAGTCTTTAATAAAGGAACAGTATGTAACGCGCGGTTCTTTTGGTTGGGAGAATGGTCACAAGGACACCAAGGTCAGGTTCTATCCTGATAAGAGAGGTAGGTTTTACGTATCATGGACTCCGTCACGTCCTCTTCAAAATAACGTGATAGACAAAAGGGGTGTCAAGTATCCGGGTAATGAGCACATAGGGGCGTTTGGGTGTGACTCATATGACATATCAGGCGTTGTTGGGGGCGGTGGTTCTAACGGAGCGTTGCACGGTCTCACTAAGTTTAGCATGGAAGAGGCTCCTAGTAATGAGTTTTTTTTAGAGTATGTAGCTCGTCCTCAGACTGCTGAGATATTTTTCGAAGATGTCCTCATGGCGTGTGTGTTTTACGGGATGCCCATCTTGATTGAAAACAATAAGCCTAGGCTGTTGTATCATTTTAAAAACAGGGGCTACAGAGGTTTCTGTATGAACCGTCCGGATAAACCATTTACTAAACTTTCCAAAACAGAAAAAGAGCTTGGCGGCATACCTAACTCAAGTGAAGACGTAAAGCAAGCTCACGCCTCTGCTATTGAGTCTTACATTGAAAAATACGTAGGGTTAGATTTAGATGGTGATTTTAGACCTTGCGATGAAATGGGTATGATGCCATTTGTAAGAACTCTTGAGGATTGGGCTAAGTTTGACATAAGCAATCGAACAGCTTTTGATGCAACTATTAGCTCAGGTTTAGCTATTATGGCTACGCAGAAACACATCTATTTGCCACAGCAGAAACAAAGAAAAATTAGTGTTAACTTCGCTCAGTACAGTAACGAAGGAAACGTTAGTAAGATAAGGATTAAAAAAATACGATGAAGGAAGTCACTATAAACATCTCATCTACAGGCTTTCCAAGTCAATTTGTTTCTGATGCTGAAAAAGCTACGGATGAATTTGGGCTGCAGATAGGCCAAGCTATTCAGTACGAATGGTTTAAGAAGGACGGTAATCAATGCAGGTTTTATAATCAATGGAAAGATTTTAATCGTCTGCGATTGTACGCGCGTGGAGAACAATCCGTAGCGAAATATAAAAATGAATTAGCTGTTGATGGTGACTTGTCTTACCTCAATCTTGATTGGACTCCCGTACCTATTCTTCCCAAGTTTGTAGACATTGTAGTTAACGGAATGTCTGAAAGATTGTTCAAGGTTAAAGCTTATGCTCAAGACGCATTGTCTCAATCTAAACGTAGCGCGTTTCAAGACTTGATTGAGAGTCAAATGGTAGCTAAGCCTTTCCTTGAGAATATTCAAAAAGGCAGTGGTGTAGACCCTTTCGTTGTTCCGTCTGACGAGCTTCCAAGTACGGATGAAGAGTTGCAGCTTTTCATGCAGCTTAAATACAAGCCTGCTATTGAGATTGCTGAGGAGGAAGCTGTTAGCACAATTCTAGCAGAGAATCATTATGATGATTTAAGAAAGCGTCTTGATTATGACCTTACTGTATTAGGGATATCAGTTGCTAAGACAGAGTTTTTGAAAGGCAGTGGTGTAGAGGTTAAGTATGTAGACCCTTCAAACGTAGTATATAGCTATACTGAAGACCCCTACTTTAAAGATTGTTTTTATTGGGGTGAGATAAAAACTCTCCCGGTAATTGAGCTGCTAAAGATTGACCCCACTCTTACTAAAGAAGATTTAGAGGTTATATCAAAGTCGGGGCAAAATTGGTACGACTACTACAACGTGGCTCAGTACTACGACAACGACATCTTCTATCGCGATACAACCACGGTCATGTACTTTAACTACAAGACCACTAAGAAGATTGTCTATAAGAAGAAGGTAGACGGAGACAACAAGCGAGTCATTGAGAAGGATGACCAATTCAATCCACCTGAAGAAATGATGCAGGATGGAAAGTTTGAAAAGCTTGAGAAGACCATTGACGTGTGGTATGATGGTGTGATGGTTATGGGAACTAATATCCTTTTAAAGTGGGAGATGGCTGAGAATATGGTAAGACCAAAGTCTGCCTCACAGCATGCGTTGCCCAACTATGTAGCTTGCGCACCTCGAATGTATAAGGGTGTTATTGAGTCGCTGACTCGACGCATGATTCCATTTGCTGATTTAATTCAGATTACCCACCTTAAGCTACAGCAGGTAATATCTCGTACTGTACCTGACGGTGTATATATCGATGCTGATGGTTTAAATGAAGTAGACTTAGGGACAGGGAATGCTTACAATCCTTCTGACGCTCTTCGCTTGTTCTTTCAAACGGGTAGCGTAATCGGACGTAGCTACACCCAAGAGGGAGAATACAACCAAGGTCGTGTTCCTATTCAACAGCTTACATCAAGCAGTGCCTCAGGCAAAGCTCAGATGCTAGTTCAAAACATGAATCACTACTTACAGATGATTCGTGACGTTACGGGCCTTAATGAAGCTCGTGATGGCTCTACGCCTGACCCTTACTCTTTGGTAGGGGTTCAGAAATTAGCAGCTCTTAATTCTAATACCGCGACTCGTCATATTCTTGACGCAAGCCTTTACATATTTAGAACTCTAGCCGAAGGTTTGACTTATCGCATAGGAGACATACTTGAGTATGCAGACTTCAAAGAAGAGTTTATTAATCAGATAGGAAAGTACAATGTGTCTGTCTTAAAGGACATGAATGACTTGTACATATATGATTTTGGAATCTTTATTGAGGTCACCCCTGATGAAGAACAGAAGGCTATGCTTGAGCAAAACATTCAGATGGCTCTTTCTAAAGGAGATATAAACCTTGAAGATGCTATTGATATACGAGAGATTAAAAACCTTAAGCTTGCCAATCAGTTCTTGAAGGTTAAAAGAATTTCTAAGCAAGAACGTGAAGAGCGCATGGCTATGCAGAAACAAGCAGTTCAAGCTCAGCAAAACTTACAATCTCAGCAGGCGGCACAGCAAGCTCAGATGGAAAAGATGCAGATGGAGTTGCAGGGCAAGATGCAGCTTAAGCAGGCAGAGATTGCTTTTGAAATAGAAAAGCAACAAGCTGAAGCTA